CCTGGTACTCCTGGTCATCCCAGTGAGAAGGGTCAGTGGTACACCATCATGGGCTTAGACCCAGCGATGACTGGTAACACTGCTGCTGTTATTATGACGGTTGACCGTCAGACAAGAAAACGATACATCCTAGATGTAGAGAACATGCAAGAACCTACTCCACAAAAGATTCAGAATCTTATTGAGGACTGGGTTGAGAAGTATCGTCCACAAGAACTACGTATTGAAACTAACGCTCATCAGAAAGCATACGCTTTAGATGACGTACTTAGAACCTTCCTTGCCTCTTCTGGTGTGAAGTTCTCTAGTCAGTTCACTGGTAAGAACAAGTGGGATACAAGTTTTGGTGTAGCCGCTATGTCTGGTCTCTTTGGGACTATGCGTGGCAATACACATCAAGATGATAACTTAATCGAGATGCCCTCTCAGGATGGCTCCGAAGGTATCAAGGCTTTGATCCAACAGTTGATTACTTGGAAGCCTGACACTAAAGGTAAAACAGACTGCGTGATGGCTTTGTGGTTCTGTGAATTAAGAGCACGTGAAGTCATTGGCACTACCCGTATGGGTCAGAGCCACTTGCCTAACAAATGGGCAACTGAAAGACAAATGAATACTCGATATATAGTTAATCTTAATGATTACGAATCAGGCGAATAGGAAGCGTAAAAAATGCCAGCACCATTAATCGGAGTAGCCGCTGGAGTTGCGGCTAGAGCAGTTGCTAAAAAACTTGCAACCAAGACTGCTAAAAAAGTCGTCAAAAAAGTTGCCGAGCCTAAGTCAGCAGTAAAAGTTGTTCCAGGAAACGCAGGAAGACCTAACGCTAATTTTAACGAATTGCTAAGAAAAGGTTTAAACAAAGATTCAAGCAATACTGCTTTGCTTCGTAAATCTGGTGAACTTGCAAGAAAACGTGCTTCACAAGTTGATACAGGAAAACCTAAGGCTACAGTTAAAATTAATACTAATCCTACAAAACCAAAAGGCGTTTTTGGTCCACTAAAGAAACAACTTGATATAAGCAGTGGTGCCGCTAAAGGACGTTCTGTAGCAAACGCTAAAGCACTCAAGGGTCTTAAGCCAGTAAAAACTAAGAAAAAATAATTTTTAAAACTACGTTAGGACAATAATGGCAGATATTAAGGCTATCGCACAGCGTGTAGATGCCATGAAGCATCGCGCTGCAGACCGCGATAACAGCATGGCTAAGATTCTCATGGTGCGTAAAGGTGAGATGGCACACGTCTTTCCTGATATGTTCCCTGCTGATTTGCCACACGCAATGGTTGCAAACTTTATTGACGTCGCAGCACGCGACCTAGCAGAAGTACTTGCCCCACTTCCATCAATTAACTGTTCTACTACAAATGTAACATCAGATGGAGCACGTGCCTTTGCTGATAAGCGAAGCATGATTGCAAACAACTATGTCTACACATCTCGTCTACAGACTCAGATGTACCCAGGTGCAGACCAGTACTTCTCATATGGATTCTTGCCAATCCACGTTGAGCCAGACTGGGAAAATGACATGCCACGTATTCGCGTGGAAGATCCTACTGGTGCATATTATGAGCGTGACCGTTTTGGTCGTGTTGTAGCCTATGCTAAGCGTTATACAAAATCAATCGGTGAACTAGCAAATGAGTTCCCTGAGTACGCAAATGCAATCCTAGGCGTATTTGGATATGACCAGAATCTTAACCAAGAAGTCGAACTTATCCGCTACATGGATAAAAAGAATATTATCTTGTATGTTCCTTCACGTAGAAACCTAGTCCTAAGTCAAGCAAAGAACCCAATGGGTAAGATGACAGTTCTCATTGCAGAACGTCCATCCATTGATGGTCAGCCACGTGGACAGTTTGATGATGTTGTATTTGTTCAACTTGCTCGTGCACGTTTTGCAAACTTAGCCATGGAAGCGGCTGAAAAGTCGATCCAGGCTCCGTTGGTTGTACCTGATGATGTTCTGGATATGCCTATGGGTCCAGATGCAATCATTCGTACAAGCCAACCTAATGGCGTTGGGCGTGTCCGTTTGGACATTCCCGCTGCTACTTTCCAGGAGCAATCAGCACTCCAATCAGAATTAAGACTTGGTGCTCGATATCCTGAAGGTAGAACTGGAAACATTGACGCTAGTGTTATCACTGGTCAAGGTGTCCAGGCATTACTTGGTGCATTTGATTCTCAGATCAAGGCTGGTCAAACAGTTATTGCTGAGGTTCTAGAAGATGTTATCAAGTTATGCTTTGAAATGGATGAACTCCTTTTCAATGTAAAGAAGAGCGTCAGAGGCGTAGCGCAAGGCACACCGTACGAGTTAAAGTACATGCCAAGCAAGGACATTAAGGGTGATACTTCGGTAGAAGTCCGATATGGCTTGATGGCTGGATTAGATCCTTCGCGTGCTCTGATCTTCTCACTACAAGCACTAGGCGCAGACCTAGTATCAAAAGATTTCATTCGTCGTGAATTACCTTGGGCTGTTAATGTCACATTGGAAGAACAACGAATTGAAATCGAAAAGATGCGAGAGAACCTTACTGCAGCAATTACTGCAAGCGCACAAGCAATTCCTGCTATGGCAGCGCAAGGTCAAGACCCATCTAAACTCATCCAGAATATTGCTGACGTCATTGAGCGTCGTCGTAAAGGGGATAGTATCGAGTCTGCTGCGTTGGCAGTGTTTAAGGTGGAAACACCTGAACAGCCAGCACAGCCAGAAGTGGCTCCGCCAGGCGCACAAGGCCCAGTTGAACAAGCGCCCCCGTCCCCAGCAGTTCCTGGACAACCTTCTGGCGGGGCCCCTCAACAAGCAGCACCAGCAGATTTAGCAACAATGTTAGCAGGACTAGGGGGATAAATCATGGCAACACGTAAAAGACAGCCTGCAAAGGTAAAGACTGTTGCTGATAATGATTACTCCAAGTTAGATCAATATGCAATTGAACTGCATGAATTTTATAAATCATTACGTAAAGCAGGTTTCAGTAGTGATAACGCTCTATGGATATTGTCAGCAAAACAAGCATATCCTGATTGGTTACAAGAAAAACCAACTAAAAGAGATATCTTACAACATTTAGAAGATGAGGACGAAGACTAATGGCTGTTAATGAAGTAGTTTCAGGCATGGGTGCTAACGCAAAGCGTACAGATAAAAACGTCTCATCTCGTGTAGCAAAGATTCAAAGAGAAGCAAACTTGCAAAATGCAACAGGTGGAGCCTACGGCAACCGTGCAGATTTAACAAGTATTGCCAGTGGTGCACCTACGACTGTATCTAGTCCTATGCCTACTGCTATGCCTACAGGGGCTGTTACACCAGCACCACGTTCTGTAAATGCATTTGCTCCTGGCACAGGAGATGTTAATCCATTATCTGATGGATCTAGACTTGGACCTGGACGTGACGCTAGTGCACAACCAATTCCTGTAAATACACCTAACCCTGATTCTATCTTTGTTCGTGCTTTGGCTGCATCAAATCCTGAATCTCGTCAATTGATGATGATGGTAGAAGCATATAACGAGATGGAAGCCGATTAATGGCGGACATTAAAGACGTTATTGCCAAATCCATTGCAACTCGTAAGACTCCTGCACAGCGTCTTATCGATGCACAGATGGGTAGTATAACTCCAGAGACTTTTGGTAACTTTAACGCTATTTCAAATAAGTACCCTGGCATGTCAAAAGACTTAGTTATAGCAATGGTTCGCCAAGGATACGATGTTAATACTCCTGGTCTTGACAAAATTACATCAATGGACGGGCTTGCAGCACTTAAGACCGATGCATTTACTGTTGATAAAATCAAGAAAAAGGTTGAACCTAAGCGCGGTATTCTTGGCTCTGTACAGAATGCATTCGATGAGATTGTTTATGATCCATTCAAAGGTGCTACCCGTTTAACTTTTGCTGCCTTGCGATCAGGATATGATGCTCTTACAACAACAGGACGTAATATTACAGCGTTAACTCGCGGTGAAGATATTAGTGCTGGTGAAATTATTAGTGGTTTCTCTCCATTTAGCGAAACAACTTTACTTGGTCAAGCATTTCGTGGTGGAGCATCTCTTACTGGTGGTCTTAAAGGGCAAGGTGAAGGTTTCTTCATCACACCTCAAAGCAAAGTTGGTAAAGCACAAGCACGTTCAATGGCTGAGTATGGACTCATTAATGGTAAATCATACACTATAGGTCGTGGAGTATT